GTTTTGAATCATGTTAAAAATGTAATGAAACCAAGAGTTAAAGAAGCCAATGAAACATTTAAAATACCTGTATTTTATGGTAATGAGGAAAGATGGAAAGCAGTTAGAAAAAGAGGAGTATTGAGAGATAAAAACAATTCATTAATCTTACCATTAATAATGTTACGAAGAACAGAAGTTTCAAGAAATGATTTATCGGGACAATCTTTTCCACACGATGTTAAAGGTAATCATATAGATGTAGTTAGGGCTAATAAATGGAGTAAAGACAATCAATACGATAGATTTTCAGTTCAACAAGGAGTTCAACCTGTTTATGATGTAATCACAACTGGAATGCCAAACTATACTGATGTAACATATGAATTTGTACTATGGACAAACTTCATTGAACAAATGAATCCATTAGTGGAATCTTTTGTCGACCAATCACATACCTATTGGGGTGGTGGAACTAATAATAAATTCTTATGTACAATCGATAGTGTATCAGATGCCTCAGAAATGAATCAAGATGGTGAAAGATTTATTAAATCAACATTTACAGTTACATCAAAAGCTTATTTATTACCAGAATATTTAAATTCAGTAATTACAAATAAAGTATCGAATATGAAAAAATTTACAACCACATCAAAAATTAGTTTTGATATGGAAGGTGATGCTACAAATGAACAAGTAGGAAAATAAACCACTTGTTTTGAAAATTTATATATATTTATATATAGTTAATTAACAAATGGAGGTTACAATGCCAAAAGAAACAAAATTCACGGAGGAAGAACTTAAACAGGTTCAAACTTTTCAACAAAACTATATAAATATTCAAAATCAATTCGGACAATTAAAAATGGCTCAAATCAGATTAGATGAGCAAGAAGTTGATTTGGAAGAATCTTTGAAATCAATTCAAGATGAAGAAAAGAAATTTCTTGATGGAATCACTGAAAAATATGGTGAAGGAACTCTGAATCCTGAAACAGGTGTATTCACACCAAATAAATCATAATTAATAAAAATAAATTATCGTTTGAGAATTTAATCATATATTTATATATGAATAATACTAATGCGCAAAATAGTATATTTATCTCAAAAAATTAAAAGTTAACTTAGGAGAAATTCAATGGCCGAAAAAATAATTTCACCTGGTGTATTTACAAATGAAATAGACCAGACATTTTTACCGGCTGCTGTGGCTGATATTGGAGCCGCTATTGTTGGACCAACTGTAAAAGGTCCTGCAGGAATCCCAACCGTTGTAACATCATATTCTGATTTCCAAGCGAAATTCGGAGATGTGTTTAAATCAGGTTCAGATTCACTTCAATATCTTACATCACATGCAGCAGAACAATATTTACAAAATTCAGACACATTAACCGTAGTAAGAGTAATGGATGGTACATTTGGACCAGCTACTGCTAATATTGGAACAACTGGTAGTACAGCAGCAGCTACAGCTGCTACAGGTTCTTTTAACATAGCAGGAACTTTCCTTACAGGACAAGATGACGAAGTTCAAATTACTGTAGCTGGAACAGAATTTAGATTTATAGCAACTGACCCTGTTGGTGGAATACCAGTAGATAGTTCACCAGTATTCTTTTTTAGTACGGGTTCTGTAACAGGTTCAGGTACTGCAGGTGGAGCACAACAACTTTTACACGAAATCAATACAGCTAACATTGGTGTATCGGCTAGTTTTACACAAACAGCAACTCACGGAAGATTCCAATTTACAGCATCGGATGCGGGTAGTAATGGAAATGATATTTCTATTGATACTGGTTCAGGTACTTCATTTAGAGACGAATTGACATTATCAAGTGGAACAAACGCTGGTGGTTCATCAGCTAATTCATTTGTATTAAAAACTATCGCTGATGGAACAATAATGAACAACGCTCAAACAGTTGCTAACACTAACAATGTATTAGTCAGTGGTTCAGTTCATAATATAAGATATGAAGTTACAAATGTAAATGCTAAAAAAGGAACATTTACTTTATTAATTAGAGCTGGTAATGATAATAGTAAAAGAAAACAAACATTAGAGTCCTATACAGGTATCACCCTTGACCCTAATTCAAACAATTATATTGCAAAAGCAATTGGTGACCAAAGACAAACTGTTAGAAGTGATGGAACACAAAAATTCTTACAATTAACTGGTTCTTATCCAAATAAATCAAGATTTGTAACTGTTGAAAAAGTGAAACAAACTATTGACTATTTAGATGAAAACGGAAATGTTAGAGTTCCTGACGCTTCAGCTTCACTTCCAAATCCAGGTAGTGGTTCTTCACTTGGTGGATTCAGTGGTGCTACGGATGGATTTAGTGGATTTGATGCTTTAGGTAATCATAATGGAGCTAAAACAGGTGTGACACCTGCTAATTTCTATGAATTTATATCTACAAATAATTCACAAGGGTTTGATTTAGGTAATACTGGAGCTGAAGGTACAGATGGTTATCTTGAAGCTTTAAATTTATTATCAAATCAAGATGAATATGATATTAATTTAATTCTTTTACCTGGTGTGATTCATGGTGAACATTCAACCATAACTAACAAAGCTATTGATGTTTGTGAAGATAGAGGTGATTGTTTCGCAATTGTTGACCCGGTTATTTACGGTAAAAATGTTGGTGACGCTACAACACAAGCTGAAGCTGTTGATTCAAACTTTGCAGCTATGTATTGGCCTTGGGTTAAAGTACCTGATTCACAAGTTGCTGGAACTCAAAGATGGGTGCCACCATCAGTTGTATTAGGTGGTGTTTACGCATTCAACGATAGAGTTGCACACCCCTGGTTCGCTCCTGCTGGATTGAATCGTGGTGGAATCACAACTGCTATACAAGCTGAAAGAAAACTAACTCAAGGAAATCGTGATACATTGTATGATTCAAATGTTAATCCAATAGCAACATTCCCTGGACAAGGGGTAACGGTGTTTGGACAGAAGACTCTTCAAAAGAAAAATTCTGCATTAGATAGAATCAATGTGAGAAGACTATTAATCAGAGTTAAGAAGTTCATAGCTTCTTCTTCAAGATTCCTTGTATTTGAACAAAATACAGCGGCAACACGAAGAAGATTCTTAGGAATTGTAAATCCATTCTTAGAAAATGTACAATCACAAAGTGGTTTAAGTGCATTCAGAGTAGTGATGGATGAGACGAATAACACACCTGACACAATTGATAGAAATCAATTAGTTGGACAATTATTCTTACAACCTACAAGAACTGCTGAGTTTATTGTATTGGACTTTACAGTACAACCAACTGGTGCTTCTTTTCCAGAGTAATGGTTAGTTAAAATAAACTAAATTAAAGGGATTTATAGAAATATAAGTCCCTTTTTTTTATATTTTTAGATATTTATATATGAATTAAAGGTTTAAGTACTTAATAGGAGAATTTAAATGGCTGAATTATTAGAACCACAAGATATAATGTTTACCCCCTTTGAGCCAAAGCTCAAAAACAGATTTATAATGCAAATAGATGGTATTAATGCATATTTGATTAAATCAATGAATAGACCATCAATTGAATCAGATGAAGTAGTATTAGAACATATGAATGTAACAAGATATGTTAAAGGTAAGTCAAGATGGCAACCTTTAGAAATTATGTTATATGACCCGGTTGTTCCATCAGCTGCACAACAAGTAATTGAGTGGGTTAGATTACACCACGAATCAGTTACTGGTAGAGATGGATATTCTGATTTTTACAAAAAAGATATTACATTTAACCTTTTAGACCCAGTTGGAGCTGTGGTTGAAGAATGGGAACTAAAAGGTGCGTATATCCAATCAGCTAATTTTGGTGACTTAGCATTTGACTCATCAGACCCTGTTGAAATATCATTAACATTAAGATATGATTACGCAATACTTAAATTCTAATAAATACTTAAACTAATATATGGAAAAGCCCTTGAAATAAAAATCAAGGGTTTTTTTATTTTATATATATTTATATATGGAGATGGAAATGAAAAAAACATTCGAAGAAATAATAGACATAGTTTTAGAACACGAAGGTGGTTATGTGAATGACCCTGATGATGCTGGTGGTGAAACCAAGTATGGAATCGCTAAAAGATGGTATCCTGATGTGGACATTAAAAATCTTACCAAAGAACAAGCTAAAAAAATATATCATACAGACTATTGGAGACGAGGTAAGTGTGATGATATTCCCCCACAATTAAGACATATTTATTTTGATATGTGTGTTAATTTTGGTAGAAGTGGAGCTGTTAAGGTTTTACAAGAAGCTGCTAATTCTAAAAACAGAGATAAAATTAAAGTAGATGGTGGTTTAGGACCAGCTACACTAAACGCTGTACAGAAAATATCATTAGATAGAGTAAGAGCATACAGAGTTTTAAGATTCGCAAACATAGTTATAAATAAACCAAACCAAGAGAAGTTTTGGTTAGGTTGGTTTAGACGCGCATTGGAGGTATAAAATGGCAGAAAACAAGTTCCCAAGTGAAGTAATAGATTTACCAAGTGAGGGTAAGTTATATCCAAAAGAACACCCTTGTTCTGATGGAAAAATAGAAATTAAATATATGACAGCAAAAGAAGAAGATATATTGACATCACAGAATTTAATTAAAAAAGGTGTGGTGATTGATAGATTAATGGATTCTTTAATTTTAACACCTGGTGTGAAATCAGATGATTTAATACTTGGTGACAAAAATGCCGTAATGGTTGCAGCTAGAATATTAGCATATGGACCAGAATATGTTTGTGATGTTGTAAATCCAAACACAAGTGAGACAATGAATCATACATTTAATTTAGCGGATTGTCCATTTAAAAAATTACCAGAAGGAATTACGGAAAATAAATTTGAAGTTGATTTACCAATATCTAAGAAAAAAGTTACTTTCAAACTATTAACTGGTAAAGAAGAAATAATGATAAATGAAGAACTAAAAGCTTCAGAAAAAATTAATGCTGAAGTAAAACCAGAGTTAACCACAAGACTGAGACATACCATTACATCAGTTGATGGTGATGATTCACAAGCTACAATTAATGGTTTTGTTCAAAATTTACTCGCAAGAGATTCAATGCATTTAAGAAAAGAAATACAAAGAGTTTCACCAGACATTGAATTAGAACAAGAAATAGATATAGAAGGGGAGTCCGTCAAGGTAAATATACCGATGACGGTTGGGTTTTTTTGGCCTGACGCCTAAGGACAAACCAGTACTTCACGAAAAAATATTTCAATTAATGTATTATGGGAAAGGATTTATACATTCCGATATATATGATATGCCCATATATTTAAGAAACTTTTATTACAAACAATTAGTTGATACTCGTAATAAAGAAAACGAAGAAATAAAAAAACAAAATCAAAAGGTAAGACAATCCTCAAAACCATCAATCAATCCAAGATTTAAAAGATAATTTTTCACAATTTTGATATTTATATATGAATAGATACATCTAATTAGGAGAGTATTATGTCAAAGAAAAAATCATATATGGATAATGATAACATTTTATCAGAAAATTTCTTAAAGAAACTTCGTAATAAAATAGCTGATAAATTAGTTGTTCGTGGTATGAAAAAAGACAAAAAAGTTTTAAAAAAAGTTGATGACCTCAATAAAGAACTCGAAGATTTTTGGGGTGATTTAAATAAACAAATTCAAGAATTTAAACCAGAACATAAACCCTGGAAACCCAAAAAAGTAACCATTGATGACTTCATAGGATAAAATAATGGCAAACGAAGAATTAAAAGAACAAATAGATTTAAAAAAAGAATTATTAAAGTTAACACAAAAAATAACTGATGCAGATGATGATGCAAGAGATGTTTTATTAGACCAAGCTAAACTTTTAACTCAAGCCGCTCAGAGTGAAAAAGACAATAATAAATTAAAGAAAATTCAAGGTGATTTACTGAAAAAAGCCAATCATTATGCAAAAATAAATCATAGTGTCCAAAGGGATTCATACCTCAGTTTAGTAAATACAGTATCTAAAAAAATGGAAGAAAATACAATTACTAAAAATACCGCTGAAGCAGAAAAAGAAAGATTAAAAAGAACAAAAGATATGGTAAAAGGTCTCAACAGTGGTGCTGTAAGTTTATTGGGAATATTCGGTTTAACCACTGGAATAGTAGGTTTATTTACAAAGTTCAATGCACTAACACGACAAATCGGTGAAGAGTTTGGTGCTATTGGAATGCAAAACGAAAGATTCAAAAGGGCCGCATTAGAAACCAATGTTGAAGCTGCTAAAATAGGCAAAAATATGAAAGATGTGTTGTCTGTTACAAAGTCCTTGACAAAAGAGTTTGGTTTTTCAAGAGATGAAGCATTAAATGTATCTAATCAAATCATCGACACATCATTAGCTCTTGGATTGAGTTCAGAAGAAGGTACAAAACTTATAGGTAGTTTGGTACAAATCTCTGGATTATCATTTGAAACCGCTAACAATTTTGCAAAACAAACATCTTTATTAGCTCAAGCTGAGGGAGCAGCTCCAAACGCAGTTATAAGAGACATAGCGGAATCCTCTGAAATGATTGCTAAGTTCACAGGTATGACTCCTGACAATTTAGCAAAGGCTGCAATTCAAGCGAATAAATTAGGACTAACTTTAAAAGATATTGGAAGCACGGCTGAGGGATTATTAAGTTTTCAAGATTCATTGAATAAAGAAATAGAAGCTTCAATACTTTTAGGTAGAGATGTTAATTTAACTAAAGCTAGACAATTAGCATTAGATAATAATTTAGAAGGTTTAGCAGTTGAAATAACAAAACAAGTTGGTAGTGAATCTGAGTTCAATGCATTGAATTTATTTCAACGAAAAGCTTTAGCTGAATCACTTAGTATGAGTGTAGAACAATTGGCTAAGGTGGTTAATAACCAAAATAAAATTAAAACACTTGGTCAAGCTATATCAGACCAACCTGGATTGGAAAGTGTTATTGGTGAAAATGCAATTGACAGAATAGCTCAAGTGGTTAATCAATTTCAAACAATTGGTGCTCAATTGGCAAATTCAATAGGACCAACAGCAGCGAATGTAGCTGCTAGTATTGGTTCATTTGTTACATTTTTAAATGATGCAGGACTATTAATACCAACGATAACAACAGCTATGGGACTTCTATTAGGTAAATCATTGGCCGTAGCAGCAGCTCAAATTGCAGCTGGTATGGGTATGCAATTAGGTGTAGGTGCTTTAATAGGTATGGCTGCAATTCCAACAGCTTTAGGTATATTGGTAGGTTCGGTATCTC